GAAATCAAGCTCATAAATCTGTTCTTTATCAGAACTTGCTTTGATGTGTAATTTCATGTCGCAGCAATCTCTTTCGATATGCAGACTGCTCAATATCGGTCATATCTGGGAACGATTCTTTTTCAGAAGTGTCAGCGATTACTATAAGCTTTCCGTCAGCTGAACAATATCCATCAGCGCCGTTCTTTCTCATAAATTCATCTTCTGATCGTTTATGAACTTCAATTCTGTATTCAGTTCCAAGGATATTTACTGTCCTAACCATTTTTTTCGCCTTTCTGCTTCTTTAAGAATTCACTCAACAGTATCGGAGTTGCCGATGAAAGAAGTTCATTCATACATTTCGCGCAAAGCCTAAATCGTCTATGTGAGATTCCCATTTCAGAACTCTCGTAGTATTCTTTGTTGCCACAATTCTCACAACAAGAAACCTTATCCCATTCAATTGTTTTAATTTTGTTCGTTTTATCCAAAGCATCTAACCTCGCAACAATCTAATCAATTCATCAATCTCAGTGAGCGAGAAATAATTACAGTGGATCCTCTGCTCTATAAAGCTATTTACAGCTTCACTGCATTTCCCATCGGTCAAATCCAAGATGCAGTTCGCAAAAAGCTCATCATTTGAATAAATGCCAACCGGATTTATAAAGAGGATTTCGTAGATATCATTAATGATCAACCGATTCCCTTTAAAGCTTCCAGTTATATTAATGCTGGGATTCCGTAAATGATGTTTTATGTAACCTTGATGCCACACTGGCGTTTCCGTCAAACAAATAATCGTATTCACGTGATTCACTCCTACAGATATTCAAAAATCAATTAAATTACCCTCCAAAAAGAATCTATATTTTCAAGCTGAAACATTGCTTGTACTGAATCATTTTTGTAAAACAATATAATTCCATGTTCCGTATCAACTGTACATCTACTTGCTTCTACGTAATAAGCACAATCGCTTGTTATTTGAACGACATAGGTTGGAATAATTGGTTTGATTCCTGTATGCATTGCGATGCTCCTTTTTGTTTTTGGCGGATATTTCTGGGGGTAAGGTTACGCCCCAGGGACGTTTCACACAGACCCCCCCTCTGGGGGGGGCACTGGCTATCGAACATATGTATCTATACGTAAAACAAATGTTTGACACATATACACGATACTATATCTAGTATTTTATGCTCAGCTCATACAATATATTGATTTACGCTAAATTTATTCTTGCATTGTCTGACATTTTATTGAATTGTTTAAAAATCAAATACATCCGCTTCATCATCTTGTGTTCCAGTGCTTGGTAGTTCATTTGCTCCGATGTCTTGCGCTATCTGTTCAACCGTCTTTCTTGCTCCTGTGATCTGCTCTTGCTCTACTGCTTTCGTTTCTGCCATGCCGTAAGCAGCTTTGGCAATGAATATCTTATTTGCATCCGTTCCCTTGCTATTCCCCAGATTATTCACTAAAAAGCCTTTGCAAATGTTCATCCATTTTTTGACCGTGCAAGAGTGTTCAGCGGTCCGATAACTGCCATTGCTCCAAGTAGTAAAGGTATTTCTATCAATATTCACTAGGAAACTAAATGCTTCTAGTGTAGGATTAACACCATACTTACTGCATAATCTTACATACACATTGAATATACAATCTAATGCTTTTATATCTGCATTATCTGGCTTTTCTATATGGTCGCAAATATAAAACAACATATCAACAAAGTTATCTTTTACTATCTGCTTACTGTCTGTATCTACATGATCTATTTCTAATTCATTGCGTATATACTCATCAGCATAGTAATTAATATTATGCTTATATACTTCTATACCATCTGCTGTTGTTATTGTATTATCTTTCATCCTGATCACCTCCAGCCAATTGATAAAATAAAAAAGACCGCGCCCGTTGCAGTTTCGCAATTCTGCTTTACGGGTCACGGTCACTAAGGACTACCAAGAAAGTATATATTAAAGGTTGGCTATATACTGCCTATTTACTTGTCTAATTAATATTCTAGTGTAATTTATTGTGATTGTCAATAATCATTTGCACATCTTTTTTGTGCACATTCTTGTGCATTCCGTCAGGAAAATGCACGTATATATTATATATATTCTTTTTCTTATTCTCTTTCTTATTCTATTGCGTTACGTAACGTTATTGTAACGTTACACTGATTTTACTTGAATTCAGGCACAGAAAAAGACAGCCGTTTGACTGCCTTAATTCTAATTTTTTTTAGCTCTGGAATTTATGCCACATTTGCATAATCGCAAATAAAAATCTTACTTGCTACGGTTTGCACGTGTTCAATGATTTCCTCCAATCGCTCAGCTACTGAAGCAGTATAGAATACCTCTCCGCACTTTTCACACTTATAGCACGGCACATTTTCGATAATAACATAGCACGCCCCTAGATCGGCAAAATACGCGCTTTTATCTTTCTTCATTTCGCTTTCTTTGCAGCTAACACATTTCATGATCAACGCCCCTTTCTAGTCTTCAAATCACTTTCGAATTTGTCTAAGTTTGGAAAATAAGCCGTAATAATCCGGCTTGCTGTTCCTTCGTCACTTGCCACCACATGAAGTATTTTCCCATTTACGCATGCACCAAATATCAAACAGCTAGGGAACGGGAAATCATCCGGATACTGTTCTATTATTTCTCCTGACATTATACATGATTCAATATCTTTTATTTTTATTCCTCTTTGTCGAATTCGTTCGAGTGCATGATTCGAAAATAATAGCATATCATTTTTGCAATATTCTTGAATATTTTTAATATCTATCACGTTATTATATCTTGTCTCCTCTCTGGAAATCTGCTATAATTAATTTACTTGAGAGCGGTGGCAAGTTCCGCCATCTCTTGTGTGTCTGAGCTGTTGTTATACTGCTCTTTTTTAATCTTCCAGAGTGCTCTGGAGGTTTTCCAGTATCTTCTGGATCCTTGCGTTTTTCTTTTCGGTGTCTTCCTCTTCCTTGGCTTCTTTCAGGTCGTCAATTAGAAATCTTATGAACCCGTTGAATTGTTTATCTGTCATTCCCATTTGTTCCATGTGTTCTCCTTTCTCCAGCTTGCCACTGGTAACTTGTAAGCTTGTTCCTTACAAGTATTATTATAGTCTATTATCGTGTATATGTCAACAGTCTATTATCGTATATTTTACTTTCTTTTATATTCCATTATATCCGACGGTTGACAGTTTAACAACTTGCATAGATTGCATATAACTTCACAAGTTACATTTTCGTTTTTGGTTAGCTTTGCAACCGTATTGGAATGTATTCCGTTATTTTTAAGCCATTGCTTATTAAGCTCTTTCTTTTCTAATATTCCCCAGAGTTTCGAGAAATCAATAAAACCATTATCACCATAATTAGCCACGTTCAACACCTTCTTTCTATAAATATATGATAATAGATTTTACAAAATTAGTCAACGTCTATTTTCTTGTACTATTTTCACAATTTCAGCATTGCCTTAAACGTCTATTTTTGTGTATTATATCAATTTACTTTACGTCTATTATCGTGTATTATATAACCATAGAAACGAGATAGCAAATCACTCACAGGAGGATATAGAAATGAAAGAAGCAGAAAGAAAGTTATATGAAAAAGGTTACTACTTATCAAACCAGTTTGACGGATTCGGAACAGTTCCAAACGAATACGAACTAGCAGACAGGAACGGAAATACAGTAATTGACCACTTGACAGAAGCTCAGGTCATCGCACTGGCAGAAATGTTATAAGGAGGAAACGAACATGAAGAAAATGATAATTATAATCTTGTTCGTGGCAGAGCTTAGCAGCTGGGCTACTCGCTCATACATGATTCGCACAGCTGAGCCGGATACATCTTGCAGAATCACATGGCAAGGTGAAACACACGAATATGAATAGTCGAAACGCTCCAGCGTGGAGCGTCCACCGCGGGACGGTCTCCCGGTGCTGACGATGACAGACCAGAAAGGAGAAAAGAACCATGACAAATAGAGAGTTATCACAGGCAATTAGAAAAGACCTGAAAGAACATGGAGTCACAAGTAAAGACGTATCTGTAAGGGTTCGCGATGCGCTATATGATACATCCGTAAATATTACTATCAAGAATCCGCTTATAAGAGAAACGGACGTTGAAAGCATCACCAGAAAATATAGTAAAGTTGACTATGACCAGAGATCAATGGAAATCCTGGCAGGTTGCAACGTGTACGTTCATTGCGAATATGCTTATGGAA